CAGCATATCTATGACCTGAACCTGTAGCAATAGTACCCCCATGAAAAAATCTCATTTTAAAACTAACATCACTTGCAGTTTGTAGGTCGGTGAATACTATAAAGTTATAAGTAAATGACCCTAAGTTTCCGTCAAAATCTACTTCACTTGCACCAGCACCATTCACTGTTGTTATTTTGGTGACGCTACCACCAGCACCTGTGATTGTCCCTGTAAAAGCATAATTGGCAGTAAGGTCTAGTTTTGTATTACCTACCGCATCATCAGCAATCTTAGCTGTAGTGACTGCACCTGCTCCTAATTTAGCAGTCGATATGACTCCATCAGTAATATCAGATGCTGTGATTGGTACAGGAGTTGGTTGTTTGCCTATATAACCCATCTAAACTCTATGTTATTTCTAATATGCTTAAAGTTGCGTCTATCTTTGCACTTACAGAACAATCAATTTTCATTATATCAGTTGTTTGCATTACATATTTTCCACCAGATAAAACTTCTAATGAACTTCCTGCAGGAATGCTTACATCTTTAATTAATAAAACTGTTTCGTTTGTTTCTGTATCGCTAGTGTCTGATACTAATTGAACGTCAGCAGTAACAGATGTTGTATGAATATTGCAAAGTGTTAATCCAATAACAACTGTAGTAGTGCTTGACGGTACTGTGTATAAAGTTAATGGAGTTCCTGCACTGGCTGGCATCGCACCATTAGTTTTTACTTTGAAAGTATTAGCCATTTATTCTCCTATCCTAAAGCAATCGCAAGGGGCAAAGCATTTGGGTCAGTTTCTGAAATAGTTCCTGTTACTGACATTGTGCTTGTCAAAGCATTACTTGAAATATTTAATTGTAAAATCTCAACATTATCTGAACCGTCATTCATTTTTAATTTTAAAACACCACTTGTAGCAGTATCAACCCAAAGAGTACCAGCAGTTGCTGATCCAGGTGCCGAACTACCACTATGCGAAGAATTAATCGCAGATAAAATATTGTTCAATTCTGTTCTAAACGAACTAAATCCTTGGTTCGCTAAACTTACATCACTTACTTGTGCCATATCTAATCTATATCCTTTTCTTTTTAACTTTGCAACCCATAACCTTTAGCAATATAATCAAAAGTACGATCAACCGCAGAGCCACTACTGTTTACAAAAGCAATAGTGAACCCAGAAACTGTCTTTGATGATATTGTAAAAACATCGCCTGTTGCCATGTTTTGAGCCGCAATACCGATTGAGGGAACTGCAAAAAAAGCATTACCGTAAGTTATAGTTTTAGAACCAGATGATGTTGCTAAATTACTTTCCCCAATAGTTCTTTCTTCCATATTTAATTTTATAACAACATTTTTTACATTACTAGATGTTTGATCATCATCATTTGTAAGTTTTAATCTAAATTTTGCAAACCTAAATTTAAAAGTTGCCGATTGTGTTATGTCAACAAATGTTGTGCAATCAGCTAATGATGTTGTTGATGTTGCTACTTGTACTCTATGAAAAGCATGTATTTGTTCTGTACCATCAAAAGGAGCCTTGGCAGAATCAAAAACTAAAGCACCTCGGCCACTATCAAATAAATCGTATGGGTTTTCAGCATCTAAAGTTATTGTAGGCTCTAGGTTGCCGTCATAAATTTGTGATAGGGATAAACTGTTAGTGAAATTGTAAAAACCTTTGGCATCACGATTGGAATTATTAAAGTTTGGATTTGATGTTGTATCTGTGCCACCTAACTCAAAATCGCCCTCAACACTATCAAAGTTTCCAACAGTATCATCAAAGTTTGTGACGGTATCTAATGTTAATACCGTATCCCCAGAATCATCAATTTTTACAGCTAAAGGAAAACTAGCATCCATATTATCTGCAGCTGTAAAAACATCTGGTGTTTCAGTAAATGTGCTTATCTGTGTATATGCCTGAATGCTTGAAATATTTGTGCTGACAATACTTGCCTCTGCAGATGTATTACTATTTTTATCTACTGCCTTGATTAAGTATGAGCCTGTTCTTGCTGGTACAATAGCACTATCACATTTTCTACGAGGACATCTTACAAGGTTCGATGAATTAAGCCAATTAGCACCAGATAATGTGTTTTGATATCTTATTTCATAAAACGATATATCTAAGTCACTTTCTTTACTAGGTGGTGTCCAAGTTAATTTCATGTGGTCTTGTCCATGCATTTCTACAGCAAAATCTTCAACATTGCTTGGCACCTCAACTCCACCTACGATAGTTCTTGTTGCAGATACAAATGTTGATTTTACACCTAAAGTATTAACAGCTCTTACTCTAACTTGATACTCAGCCGCATCTATAACGTTTAAATGTTGATATTCTAATATTTTACCTACTGCTATTTCTCTAAATGAGTCAGTCACAGTATTTCCGTCTTGATCTTTAGTTTGTTTTATTTGCACCTCATAATTATCAACAAAATTATCTGGCGAGGCACCAACAGTTATTATTAATCTTGTAATAACTATACCGTCAGCATATTCAATTAACTCATCATCTAAACTAACACTTGCTGGTGGCAATATACTAAAAGGATTAGGCAACGTTGTATCTGGTATAGTTGCTACTTCTTGTTGAGTACCAAAAGTATAATAACTATCTTGATGTTCAGATAACTGTAAACCGATAGTCTGATCAGCATTTATTGACATACCTTGCACTCTAAAAGGTTTAGCAGAAAAACTAGGGGTGGCATGAGTAATATTCACTATATCGCCTATACTTAATTCTAATGCTGTAGCATCTGCTTTCAAACTAACATCTAAACTTGATCTTGACCTACGCAATATTATTTCTGCCATTTCTTGGGCTTGATATGGACTTGTAAGCATAGGGAAATCAAACCTACCTTCTAATAAAATACCACCGTCAGCAGTTTTCATCGTTGCGTGTTGATCGGCACTTGCTAATCCTGTTTCATCAACAGGGGGAAACTGTGCAGTATCTGATTGATAATTTTTATCTGGGTTTATCCAGTTCACTATAACTCTATTGTATCGTGAATTTTTATTTTTACTTGAAACTGTAATTCCATTAAGAATATTATCTTCGGTAAGTGTGATTGAGGCAGAACCAGAACTTTCTACTAAGATTTTATATTTTCCCCCACTAAAATTTAAAAAAGCACGACAACCTTTTACAAACTCTCTTACGTTTTCTATGGCTTTTTTTGATGTATCAACAACGGTATGACTATCCATTAAATCAATAGCACTTGCACCAGAATATGGGGTTATATCTGTATCGCAAACATCACCAGCAGTTTGCCAATCAGCATAGTTGCTATCAAAATAACTATTTGGTATGCCCATTCCAAACCTATCGTTGCGTAAATAATCAAGTAATTGATAAACAGGATTATCTGAATATTCCCATGTTGATGATGTATCTTCTCTATGAGAGCCAGAACCACCTGTTTTAGTTCCGTCAAGATTTGGGTTATATACTTTTTTACCTTCAACAACTGCTTGAACTGAGGGTAAAGAGCCGAATTTGTCAGCATTCCAGCTAAAACGTATTGCTAAATATGCAAGTCCTTGTAATTTATGATCGCTTGTCCATGATGAAAGAGTGCTTAATAAACTTGATGCAGATTGTGAATCGGTCCCAAAGTGTGGCTCAACAGTTATTAAACTAGATGAGTTTTCAGTATCAAAAAAATTAGAGTCAGAACTTGCAACTGTTATTTGTGTGTTATCGGCAATATCGCCTGTAAAAGTGACTTGATTATCATTAACAAATATTGAAGAAATATCATTTATTTCGCCCTCACTTAAAATAATCGCCATGTATAAATATTGATTATCAGTTCCAGATGTTTCTAAAAATACAACATTGCCACCAACTTTTCTTGTTCCATAAACTATTGGTATTGAGGAATTAGCAGATATTTTATTAACTAATACTCCTTTGGCATTAAGGTCTTGTTGCATATCCCCAAAATCAGGAATATCTGGCATTGGATAAAGCCAACCAACAAAATCCTCAACAATGTCAACTATCGCATCAACGACATCGGTAACAAAATCAATGACTTCTTCAAAAGGATTATATCCACCCATTTATAAAAGCCTCCAATTACAACCCATATTTTCAAATCCAAGTTTTCGAAATACAGGGTCAATGCCTAATCCAGATGTAATAGATATTACTAAAGGCATATTTATTGCTTGTTTTTTTACTGATTCAACTAATTGTTTTACTAAATTAAAATTTCTATATTTTTGTTTTATATAAATCATTTGTATTATCATTATTTCAGTTTTACTAAAAAAATATTCTGATTTATTATACAAACAACAACCTATTAACTTATCAGTATCTAAATCTTTTAATAAAATTATTTTACCTCTTACTAATACTGTATTTAAAAAATTAAGTGATTTCGTTTTATCTATATCTGGATAATTGCAATCTTCTAAATCAAGTTCTTTATATTCTACAAGCAAATTAAAAATATCCATAATATCTTTTTTTTCTGCATAATATTGATGTATGCTCATGTTCTGCCCCATTTTAGATCACGAACAGTCAGAGCCGCAAACTCCATGCCCTTATCATTACTAAAAAATCTTTTTTGTGAATTATCGGTAGTTGTTCTACCAGCAGTTTTGCTAAAGTTTCCCCAATGAGATGTAATACTTATAACTAAATTTGCAGTAGTAGTATTATCTGTGATTTTATATTCGTCTATCGTGCCATAAAATAATAAAAAAGGGTCAGCTATAATCGCATTGTTTGAATCTAAATATCCTCTATAAATATAAACATCATCATTAATTATATTTTCATTAAGTGCAACAGCAACGTAGGTTTGATCAACAGCCGATAAACTAATTGATAATGTATTTTTTGATGGTCTATTAGTTTCATTAGCACCTGCAATACTGCGTAAGTGCCCATTGGCTTGATAAGTTCTTGATGAACCAGAAACACTAGATACAATATCAAAAGGTGCATTAGTTAAATAAACAGGTGTTGCAAAACCTATCTCTACTAAAACAACAGGATCAAGATTGCCTGTCGCTAGTTCTGTTTTAACTGCACTTGATAATCCTCTGGGCATTATAAACTTTCAATAACATCAAACTCATATCTGAATATAGGATTACCGTCATTATCATTTTGCCCTATACCAAACTCCTGAACATCACTCGTTAAATGCACAGTAAAAGGCACAGAATCATACGTGACTGCACTGTTATTTGTCAAAGCAGTTCTTAATGGTGGTTCAATACTAACGGTAGCTGCATTACTTGATGATGTCACATCTGCAACAACCATATATACTTTGTCATGGGCGAACTTAATAAAATCGCCAGCTTTTAATCTTCCAGCACCATCGCTCGCAAATCCGTCAATGGCGATAGTCGTATCAGCCGAGGAGTGAGCCCCATTCACTAAAAGAGTTCCAGTTTCACTACCGAGAGCATCTAAGTTGCTCGGCAAGGTTATGGTAAAACTTTCTTTCTGTGACCTTTGTTTCATAATAAAAGCCATGATTGGGGCAAAATCTTCTCGTTTCATAGGAGGAAATGAAACTGTAAAACTAAATCTTTGTCCTTGTATTTGTCTTCTAAATGTTTTGCCACTATCTGTTTCACTTACTAAAGTTTTTTGATTATTTTTGATATTAATTGCATTAAAATTTTCACTTGGAAAAGCACCACTCATATAATTGCTACCTTACCTTTTTCATTAACAGCATTGTTTATCATATTAACTATTACACCTCTGCTATTAACTAATAATTCATTAAAACCTCTTGCGTCAACAGTATTAATATTAAAGTTTACTGTCACTTGTTTACCCATACCTAACTGATTGTTTGGTATAACAGTACCAGCTCTATCTGGTACAAATAATTCTGGTCCTTTTTCTCCTACGATACTTGGTTCTCCAACAGGTGGGCGACCACCTTTTTCAAAACCTCTAATTTTATTTACTAAACCTATACCAGCTGCAATCGTTGCACCAGCTGCTATAACACCAAAAGGTACACCACCAAAATTTTTAAATGCTTTAACAGCTGCCCCATAAACATCTATCAATGCCTCTCTAATTGTTGATGCTTTAAATAATTCAACTGCTTTTGCTAATGCTGATCTCACAGCTGCACCAATTAATGCCTCTACAATTAATCTTGTTATCGTTCTTGCTAAATCTTCAAACTGTAATTTTCCTGTCATTACGAAATCTGTTAATGCTTTAGTTAATTCTGAAAAAGATTTTTTTCCTACTAATTCAAAACTTTTTTGTACATCACTTGCTTTTTTCATTGCCTCTTTAAATCCGTCAGCGAATCCTTCGTATGCTTTTTGTAATATACCTACTTCTTCTTGTTCTCTTTTTAATCTATCTTGAGTTGCTATTTGTTCTAATTTTCTCAAATGTGCAAATTTTGCAAGTTCTTTGTCAGCCTCTTTTGATTGTTTCATTAACTCATCAACTTGTGCGAGATAATCTATCATGGACTGTTCCATATTTCCTGTACCAATAATAACAGTATCAAGGGCACCTCTTAAATGAGATAAATCAATATCTTCCATGTTGAAAAATTGATCAACCATGGCTTTTGTTTGTGCAGTTATATCGCCAAAATCAATAGTATCGATACCAAGTTTTTTTAATCCAACGTTTATTGCATTTTTAATATCATCAAATAAACTACCTATGGCTAAAATTAAAAGTTTGGTTTTGCCACCTAACATTAGGAAACCAATAATACCCATAGCTCTCAGTTCTGGTGGTAAAAAATTTATAAACTTAAATAAGTTTCTTACAGAATCTTCAAAAAACTCAAAGACTGGTTTCATCATGTCTAGAACTCTTGCAGTTCCTAACATAATTTTTCGTAATGCTGTGACCAATGCATCACTAAAAGCGACCGCACTATCCTCTAACGATCCAAAGTTTTTTTGTAAAATATTTTCTATGACAATTAAATTATTTTTAAGGAAATCAAAAGTGCCAGCCTCCATCATAGTTTTTTTAAACAAGAAAATTTTATCGCCAATCATTGATAAAACACCGTCAAATGTTTTTGCTAGTTCGCCAGTGGCATTACCAAACCTACCGTCTGGTCCAAAAACTCTTTCAAAAGCCTCTGCAGTTTCTTCAGCAGTGACAGTAGCACCAGCTTTAAAACCTAATAAATCACGCACACCTCTTTCTCTAAATAAATCGGCAGCACTAATACCAGCAGATAACGATCTTTGTATTTGTTCTGAGGTAGTCCTAAAATCTAAACCTGTGACTGCCGCAACATTACCTGTTATTTCCATAATTTTTGCTAACTCATCAGCATCTTTTGAAACAACAGATAAAACACCAGCACCTTGTTGTATTTCTCCTAATGAAAAAGGCACACGACTAGCAAATTTTGCCATTCTATCAAATGCTTTCGCACCCTCATCTGCAGAACCAAACAAAAATTTTAATCTAACTTGTAGTTTCTCAATATCTCTGGCAGTATTAATAAATGATCGAGCGACCATACCACCACCTAATGCAGCAAAAGCAACTTTTAAATTAAATACAGAATTTTTTAGATTGTTGACTCCCTTAGTGGCAGTTTGCATAGCCATACGAGTTTTATCTTTTGCGATAATATCTATATTTACTTTTTTTGTAGCCATTTATCGTTTTGCCTTCGCTAGTCTTTCTTGTCTTTCTTTTTCTTCGTTTTGTATAGTAAAGTAAGCAAGCCACATATTAAACTCATATACGGTCATTTGCAAGATTTCTGGAAGTGTCTTGTGTAGTTTTTCGCCTAAAGCAAAAATATTGTGTAGGTCTGGGTTATTTTTTAGTTTTTTTTAGTGTCTTCAAAATCAACGTTTCCTGTGCCCATTATCTTTGTAGCAACTTCTGCGATGACATTGGTATCTGCTTTAGTTTTAAAAGCCAAAACATGAGTAGCATTGAACATTTTATCGCCGTCTTTAGTTAATGCTTTTTCTAAAATTACATCAATTAAAACATTGAGATCAGTATTGTTAGCACCCTTAAATATTTTGGCTTTCTCAAGCATATTAAAAGGTTTGCAATAAATTGCTTTATCGCCTGTCAATCCCCATTCAGGAACTTCTATAATTTGTGTTTCTAGTGTAGAAAAGTGATCTTTGATTCCTTCAAAGTAATCTATTTTATTTTCAGCCATTTATTATACTGTGCCGATAGTTAGACCACCTGTACCTTGTAAAGAAACTGTTCTTGTAGTTACTCCGTCTAAGG